CCTTGATATGTACGTGATCCATTACAAACAGACCACCCCGCTCTAGCAGAGTAAACCTTCCTTCAGAGGATAGATTGACTCCCATTATCGAGCCCGATGAGATTTTGAGAGAGAAGAGCTGTCCCACTTATGAACCTTCATACTAGTTCTTTTAATACTTAGCGACCGATTGGCAGGTGTTGTCCATCATGTAGAATTACATTCCATATGGTGACTAGACAATAGACACACCGTTTCTCAATGTACCCAGAGAAAAGATTGTTCAACCTTGTTAATGGTTGTTCTTTTGGCTCTTGATACGCCCCGGATCCGTGTAAAGTTACTTTCGTAACTAAGTAAACTAATTAATCAAACGAACTAAGTCCTGTATGAACATAAGTAAGGCTAGTTTTTTGCAGGAATACATAATTATGCATCCAGTACATCGTCATAATCCATTTCGGATATGAAGACACGACATGACGTCACAGTTGTGAACGCCGCAGCTGTCGAGAGAGAGAAGTAACCCCTAGTAGTGGTAGTCCTTATTCCATATACTAACATAACCGCTGTCGAATCAGCCAGTTTTAAGGCCGACGCCAAGTGTGCAGTGCACCCAGTACCTATTGTGTAGGCAGGCGCATCAGACATTCCGGTCCCAACAACCACATACGTAAGTATGTAGTCCCCAGGTTGAAGAAATGTCACACCGGCAACGTTAGTATTTAAGATCGTATAAGGTAATTGGCCAGAGATCATGGGAGCATTACCAAAAGGTAAGTTCCTAGTGATCGCCCCGTTACCAAAGATCTGTAGGGAGTTCATTGTATCATCTATCTGAGGTGTCATTAAGACCACATCATACTCGACATACAATTCGCCGATAACAGTACCTCCAGCGCCACCCGCACTACCCACATAAAGAATGCCCAGATCATACAGCTTTGGATCAGTCCCGGAAGGAACTGCTGCAACGCGTGTATAATAGGTATGTCTCTTAGTGAGATCCGATATATCGCATTTAAATTTAACCATTTCCCATGGCGAAGCCCGAACGGCATCCTTATAAGAAAGCATAACGCTTTTCGATAAAGGTGCTGGGTCACTCGCGTCATAGTCAACTGCCAAGATGACAGAACCTGCAACGCTAGTTGCTGAGGTTGTCTCATAACAGAAGGCCAGACGGTTGAAACGGTACGATTCATATCGTGCTGCAATGGCAGATAACCAAGGAAAGCATACTCGCGATCCCGGATTAATAGAGTAGGTCTTATCGATTCCGAACGTGGCATATGAATATATGTCTGTCAGATATTCTCGATGTACGATTCTAGTGGAATCCCTTCCATTAGAAATTCTAGCAGAGGGCATAGTACGAACCATAGCCGTAGCTACAGAAGCCGACCGCATGGTGCTAGTGCCATTATTCCTGGACAAAACGCCTTGTTTTGATCCTTTAGGTTTATTTTTATTTTCTTTATTTCTTGAGTTTCTTAAACTCTTCATTTTGTTGCTTTTTTGCATTGTATGGGATCCCCTATGGCTTAGGCGACTATACATCTTTATTGACCCTTTCAGGCTGACCCGTGTAGTCTGTCGGCATTTATTACCGTAAACCAATATAAGCCTTACACGCATGGATTAATAGTGATTAGAAGTGATTGCACGAATAGTACTGTATATGTCGCGGCCCTCGCGGGACGTTAGTATAGAATACGAAAGTGTAGTGTCCTTCCTTCAAATGTCTATTCCGATCAGAATGCGTAACGCTGGTTATATCGATTTTGATAGAACTTAGCACGGAATTATTGAGATTACAAGAATTATTAACTCATAATCACCGTTTTGGACCATTTAACAATAAAGACCCCATGCCAGTTTATAGTCTTGGCAAGACTGACCTATGATCTAGAAGAGATTTAACACACCAGCATGTATTTTCATAGCTGCTAGTGCGCCTGCAATTAATTCAGGCCTCTCTAGAGTTATCAATTTCTTCTTCAGATAATCGACCTCACAGAGTCTTGGTATCTTGTAGATATCCCTCTTACGAATTTTATTTATCTTTGTTCCCTCATTGTGAGCAGCTCTAAATTTTCTTATGAGCCCCCATGAGATTTCTTTGATACGTAAGTCACTCCCGGCGCAGATCTGCGCGTTGGCAAGTATAGGACCAAAATACTTTTCATTTTCTACAACAACAAGACGATCTTCAAGCGGTCCGATTTTTGGACCCTTTATAATTTTCTGTTCATAAGAGTTTGTTATTAGCTTTTTTAGCTCACCCTTATTTATAATACTGATCGTATTATTGCACTTGCGAATGACTTCCGAGTCATTTGTTTTAATAGCTGCATCAAGTTCTTGATCAATAAAAGTTGCAAAACGTCTTTGAAATGACGTTAACCTGTTCATTTGACCTGGATATAATTCGAATCCTAGACCTCCACGTTCCCGTGGTAAGTAACAGTTGAAAGTACCATCTTTAGTGAAACCAGCAATATCTTTTTTCTGGTAGTGAAAGAAACGTTTCCTAGTTCTTTCCTTATTGAGGCAACCGCTGAGACATATATTATACATGTCCCAGATAGTCTTTGTTGTCCCATCACTATTTAATTTTGATTGGCCTGTTAAAAGACCTACATTTAGATAGCCTAAGTACTTGAAATTGTCACCTCCTCGGTGACGGTATAATTTCGAATTAATAGTAAGATATTTCTTTGAAAAATAATTCTTACCGAGAGAAAGCTTAAAGCCTACTTTCGCGACCCAGCCCTTCCAAATTTCATAAAATTCCCTGTTAGCCCTGAATAGTATATCGTCCCCGTTAATTAAAACAGGAAGATCCTCTATTGAAATACTCATTCCTGAATATTCCTCTAGAGACTTCCAGTAGACCACAAGATTTATAAGGCATAAAATTGGAAATGACAATGGTGACCCCATGAGTTGACCGTTCCTTTGAACAAACGATTCAAGCCCATCGACGCTAATAACCATACCATCTGGATCTTTAAAATCTGGATAATTTATGGTTTGCGGCCCAATAACGGATCGTAATATATCTTTTAATTTCGAAGAATATTTAGTTTTACCTAACATCATCTCAAAAATCATCATAGTCATACGAATATCAACATTGTCTGTTGCTGCGGAGTAATCTCCCGAGACCCAGTGGTCAAATTTTAAACCAAGCTTCTCTTCACGCGAGATGAAGCCGTAGAGATCGGATGTATCCATAACTTTTCCTGTAAGCACAAATTGAGGATATTTTTGCAAATATTCCCACATTGCCTTTTGGAAGAACTTGGATACATAATAATTAAGCGCGTTACCCTTAGATATGAGTCTTATTTTAAGTGGCTCGAGTACCGCCTGTACTGTTACAGATGGTGGTGGCGAATCGAAGTAAAACAGAGGATTACTCTTCTGTTCTGCTGCAAGATTTAAAACTTCATCAAATGTAGGGGGTATCTGACCCTCGACCACTTCAACGACAGTTGGCTCAAATGTATCTTTACTATAGGCGGATTTCCATCCATCTACAGCATCGATAAATTTAGCTTCTTTTTTAACTGCTAACCCCACAATCCCAGTATTTTCCCGACCTGATCGCAATCGCTCTTCGCGTACTGCTTTCCTGACAGCTTCCCGCTGGCCTCCCAACAATTGGTTGGATTCATAGGCGGCGTTCGTGGATGCTTCATATAATTTTGGTTCACGAGGTGGTTTAAATCCCTCGATAGAACGTTTCTTTTTTCCGTTCTCCAGGTTCACGAGGTTCTCAGAACCCTCTAGTGAACGTCTTGCATAGACCTTTAATTTTTCCAGATCTGCCAATGACCCCGATGGCGCAGTTGCAAGTGTCAGACGATGCTTACGCATAGAGTCAACAACATTATTGATGTTGGCCTTAGCACAAGCTCTCTTTACACCTTGTAAATAGCCCCAAAAGAGTCTCGCCGATGTATCGTTCTTGGATACTAAACGCGCCTTCAAAAGACGTCGAACGGCACCACTAAAGACAAGTGGATGACAGGGAAAACCCTCCGGTTTTTCCGGTAGATCTTGATGAAGATATTTCGCAAATGGCCATACAGTAATGTACTTACAGTAGCTAAGAAACTTGCTACTAGCCCACTCACGTGCTTGAACGTATAAACCTAACTGATCTTCTAGTGGAAATAATCCAAACTTAGGGATTGCATCATTAAGTACCTCTAATACTGACCTTGTCAGATATAGAGCCTCAATGATACAAATTCCTTTGGTTATGACCCACTCAGTTGGACGTGTCGCCTTTTGTTCAATACCTAAGAGTTTTCTTAACTTGATGTCTTCACACCAAGTCGGAACTCTGTCTTTGAACGAGCAGACAACTTCTCTCCCAAGGCCTTCCTTGGATAGGAGCCTCAAAATCTCATCGATGACG